AGCAAGACGGACGTGGATACTGTTGCATGATTGTTCGTTCAAAAACGCAGACAGAAAAATGCAGAAAACCAGATATGGAAAGGTGCGAATTATATGAGAGAGGTGAATTTGCAGACAGATACAAAAAGGCTTGAGCCGTGCGAGGATGCCGTGAGCAGAAAGTATCTATTGGATGCTTTCGGGCTTTCTGAGAAGACACGTAAGTATGGAGGCGATCACAGCGGTTATGATACCCGGATGCTCTATGAGATACAGGATGTTATTGAGGACGCACCATCCGTCACACCGAAGCCGCAGTGGATTCCGTGCAGCGAGTGCCTGCCAGAGGAAGACGGCTTGTATCTTGTCACTACAGGCAAAGGACAGGTGCAAATGCACGTATTCAGTCACTATGGAAACTCAGAAGAATATTGGACGAGGTGTAATAAAGCCTGGCAGCCGCTTCCCGCACCGTATAAGGAGGATCACACATGAACGAAGTAATCTACACCCGTAAAGGTCCCGTCGGCAAAAACGAGGACCGAAGACCGATCAGGACATTCAAGATCCCGACCGAAACGAACGACGAGATCAGGATCAACATTCCGGTCAGCGCGACCCGGCAGGAGCTGGCGCTCGCGATCGATATCATGCAGGCCGTGTGCCGGCACTGGGAGGGAGACGATGAAGAATACACTGACAGACCTGAACAATTATCTTTTTGAGCAGCTCGAGCGCCTCAACGACGATGAGATGACCGATGAGCAGATGGAGCGGGAGCTCAAGAAGGCCGATACGATCGTCAAGGTCTCCGAGAAGATCATCCAGAACGGCGAGCTGGCCTTCAAGACCATGCAGCACCTGGACAAGGCGGGCTACAACACTGTAAACCGCTCCGTCCCGCCGATGCTCGAGACGCGAGGTGACTGGGGATGATCTACGCTTATCCACAAGAGGTACACGATTTCGTCAAAGAACATTGTCACGAAATGCGGGACGCCAAGCTTGCGGAGGCGTGTAATGCCGCACTGGGCACGGAGTTCACGAAGGAGAAGATGCGGGCCTTCCGGGCGAACCACAAGTACCATAACGGGCTTTCGCGAGGACGCTTCGTGGATGAGATATGGCCCGAAGGCATGGTCGAGTATATCCGCACACATTCCTGGGGCGTCCCGTCTAAAGAGATGGCCGAGCAGGTCAATGCTCTGTACGGCACGAGCTTCACCACGACAGGCATGAAGCAGTTCCGGCAGCGTCACGGAATCAAGTCCGGCGTCACCGGCTGGTTTCAAAAGGGACGGCCACCAGGCAACAAGGGTAAGAAGCAGGAGGAATACATGAGCGGCGAGGCAATCATCAAGGCCCGCCAAACTCAGTTCAAGAGAGGACACCGACCGAAGAACGAGCTGCCGGTCGGGACTGTCGTGGTCAATGCCGACGGCTACAAGCTCCTGAAGGTGAAGATGGACGGCAGCCAGTGGGAGCGATGGGTCCCGCTTCACCGGGCTGTCTGGGAAGAACACAACGGCCCCGTGCCGGAAGGTATGACCGTCAGCTTCAAGGACAGCAACAGCCTGAACTGCGACATCAGCAATCTGATCCTGATCTCGAGAGGTGAGCACGCGGTGCTGGCCAAGAAGGGCCTGCGATCGGAGGACCCGGACATAACAACGGCGGCGGTCAGTATGGTCCGGCTGCAGATGCGGATCAATGAGAAGAGGAGGAAAAGATGATCGAGGATTGTCACAGCTGCAAGCATGAAGACAAAAGCGGCTCCACGTTCCCGTGCAAAGACTGCGTGTTCGGGAGTAAATGGGAGCCGAAGGAACCGAAGGAGGATGACATGGAGAACGAGAACAAGAACGCCACAACGAAGATCGACACAGAGGCGAAGCTGAAGGAACTGGAGGAAAAGGTAGAAGAGCAGGAAAGACTGATTCGGGAACTGGATCGCATGAACACGCAGAAGGACGGCGAGATCCGGGGGCTGAAGTTCGCGATCCGCTGCAACGGCGTCAGCGGCGGGGAGGTGTGACCGTGGGCAGACTTGAAGAGCTGATAAACGATAGCGAAAAAATCAACAACAAGGGAGGACTTCCGAGAGACGAATGGATCCTGTTCCAGCTGACACACATCAATCTGTCCCTCGCAACCATCGCGGACTGCCTGCGCAAAGGAGATGAGAAGGATGAGCAACACGACTAGCACGCACATCAAACAATGCCCTCATTGCGAGGGTAAGTGCAGGGTCCGCACCGACATCCTCGGATTCTATTTCGTCCAGTGCGTCGGCTGCGGCTGCCGGACCCGGGGCACGCAGACGGAGGAAGAAGCAGTGCGCATCTGGAACAGGAGGGGAAGGTAATGTCAATATTTACGATCGCGGTCATGATCATCGCGGTGATCACTGCATTCACGTTCGGGATGGTCACCGGCGAAAGCTTGTCGAGACGCGACTACATCATTGACCAATGGGAGGACGAAGACGATGATGAACATCTTGGAGACGATCGGTGAGCCTGCCGTACTGGAGCAGCTGGCGGAAGAATGCACGGAGCTCGCGCAGGCAGCCTTGAAGCTGTCGCGGATCCTCCGGGAAGAGAACCCGACGCCCGTATCCCGGAAGGAAGCCAGGGAGCACCTGACCGACGAGAAGCAGGACGTGATGAACTGCCTTTACGTGCATGGCAACGTCGGCCTCAACTACGAGAAGCTGAAGCGCTGGGAGGACCGGATCCGGGAGGGACAGACATGACGTCCGAGGAGCTGAGCTACCTGATCAGGAGCGCACGCAAGAAGCGCGGATGGAGCCGCCAGACGGTGGCCGACAGGATCGGGATCAGCGCTATGACCGTCAGACGGTACGAAACGGATCTGGATGGTCTCAGCACGTTCGAGACGCTGCACAGGATCCTGGGCGTGCTGGGCTACGAGCTGACGGTGGTCAGGCGCAGAGACGCGTTTGACAGATGATATGACCTGCGGTGGCGGAATAGGTAGACGCGACTGTTCAGTGATTGACGATAATCGCAGGTTCGAATCCTGCCGGGCCCCGTTTCTGTTTACAGCAGAATGTGAGTGAGGCCGTAGTTTAGGAAGGTGAAAACGAGCGTTAATCATGCAAGGTGCAAATCCTTGCCCGCAGGCTGGCCCCCTTCCGGGCCTATACTATCGCTTACGGCGGAGCCGGATGCCGCCTAAGTTCACCGGCAGCGAGGTATGTCTGAGCCTCGCTTACAGGGACGCAAGGTATAGCAGGTTCGAATCCTGCCGTCCCTATCATCGAAAGGAGGTTCTCATGAAATTCATTATCTTGCACAGCAGTATTCGGAATGATTCACTGATGGTCCCGGTCGACCGGATCAGGTTCGTCGAGCAGGAGAAGTACGGCTCAGTCGTCGCGACAGGGCATGGGATCCCTTACGATTCACTCTCCGTCCGGGAGACTGTCGAAGAGATCGCACAGCTGATCAGGGAGGCAGAGGAGGTATGAGCATGATCGATATCATCACAGCGTTTATTCTGGGTATGTTCGCGGGAGGCTTCAGCACAATCGTCATCCTCGCGGCACTGCTGATAGGGAGGGACGAATGACGAGCCAGGAGAAGAAGGAGTATCTGCAGAGATACAGGGCAGCAGAGGCGGAGTGCATCGACATAGACAGGAGGCTCAAGGAGCTGCGGGCCCGCTACACATCGCGGGCGATCCAATACAATGACATGCCAACAGCGCACGACTCTGAGCACGACCTGTCCGAGTACGCGGCGGAGCTGGACCAGCTGGAGACAGAAGCAAAGGAGGTCTATGCCGGAGCCGTGCGGACTCAGCGGGAGATCTATCAGGCGCTCCGGAGCATGAAGGACGGAACGCATCGCAGAGTGCTGGAGCTGCGCTATGTTGATGGCTACACCTTCGAGAAGATCGCCGTCCTGATGGAACTGAGCTATCAATGGGTATGCGAGCTGCATGGGCGAGCACTGCAGGAATTTTGTCCGCCACTTGATAGAACTTGATACTCGACCTGTGCTATGGTGTATACAGACAAACAGGACAGCAGGATCTTTTTCACATTACCCCCTTTCTGTGCAGGGCATCACGGTTTCATCGCCGTGGTGCTCTTTTCATGAGATCATGACAGATACGTTCTACAACTCAAAGCGATGGAAGAATCACCTGCGGCCCGCGATCCTGGCGAGAGATCACTACATGGATCAGCTGGAGCTTCGGGCAGGCAGGCGCGTGCCGGCAGACACTGTGCATCACATCTTCCCGAAGGATCGATATCCGCAGTATCAGTGGTGCGCATGGAACCTGATCAGCCTGAGCCGGGAGAATCACGAGGCCATGCACATCAGGCTGACCGGTGAGCTGACAGCTGCAGGGCAGAAGCTGATGGCAGACACGGCAGCGGAGCGCGGCATAAAGCTGAGCACACTGACGCTGGTCGTCGGGCTGCCTGGATCCGGTAAGACGACCTACACGCGGCGAGTCATGGGCGGTGGTCTGGCATATGATCTCGACTACATCGCGGCAGCATTCCGGCTGCGCGGTCCGCATAGTGAGCGGCATGATCCTGCGCGACGGCTGGCGAACGGTATGGCGAAAGCATTCGCGGCCAATGCCCAGCGCTTCGCCTCACAGATCTGGGTGATCAGGACAGCGCCGTATCTGGATGAGGTCATCGACATGGAGCCGGACCGCATCGTGGTCTGCCATGGCAAGCACAGCATCGCAGATCGGGCAGACTACCAGCGCATAGACGAGGCAGACATGCAGAAGAGGATCGACGAGCTGGTCGACTGGGCCGAAGCAAACAAAATTCCGATCGAAAATGTCTCGTAGTACTCCCCCCGGGGTGCACTTTTCGCACCCATGAAGGACACCGGTGCGGGGAAGGCAGGCATCTCCAACTCTGAGCGACTTTTGAGGTTTTGGGACGATGAAAAAGGGCGGATGGAAAAAAAGAATACAGTCTGCCTGCGAGGAGGCCGGAACCTACAAGCCGTATTTCGACAGTGTGATCGATACGCTGGCGGGGATCCTCGAGAAGCGGGACGCAGCCGAGGCTGTCTACAAGGCTACCGGATCTCAGCCGATCGTGGAGCACACGAACCAGGGCGGCGCGACCAATGCGCAACAGAACCCTGTGCTGCGCCTGATCAACGACCTGAACCGCGACGCGCTCGCATACTGGCGCGATCTTGGTCTTACTCCGTCCGGACTCCGCAAGATCAACGACGCGGCTATGAAGGAGGCCAGAAAGGAGAGCGCCCTGGAAAAGGCGCTGAAGAGTCTTGGCGGCTAAACCATATTGGAAGGATGTACGGGACTATGTAGACAGCATCCTCTCCGGGAAGAAGGTGGCCTGCCCGGAGCTGAAGCAGGCGGTGGAGCGGTTCGAACGCGACCTGAAGAACCCGGAATACGATCTCGACCATGCCGGACCGACATTCGTGATCGGGATAATTGAGAAGACCATCTGCCACCAGCAGGGCGAGCGTCTGGACGGAACGCCTCTGCGGGATCAGCCTTTTCTTCTGGAGCCCTTCCACAAATTCATCGTCTATAACCTCCTGGGCTTCAAGCTGCACGGCACAAACATCGTGAGGTTCCATGAGGCGCTGATCTACATCCCCAGAAAAAACATAAAGACCAGCTTCGCCGCGTCTCTGTCGTGGGCACTGTCCATCTGGTACAGGCGGAGCGGGGCGAAGACCTATGTCACCTCTGCGGCCCTGAAGCAGTCCCTGGAGTCGTTCAACTTCCTCACCTACAATGTCCGGCACATGGGCGAGGATGACAAGAGCGGCGGCCATGTTCATATCATCGACAACAACAACGAACACAGCCTCAACTGTGAGCTGGCGGACGGATCCTTCTACATCCAGGCGCTGGCCGCGAATCCGGACACACAGGACTCCCTGAACTGTAACATCGCGATCGCGGACGAGATCCATGCGTACAAGCAGCCGAAGCAGTACAACCTGTTCAAGGAGGCTATGAAAGCGTACACGAACAAGCTGCTGATCGGCATCAGTACCGCCGGCGACAATGAGCAGGGATTCCTGGGACAGAGGCTGAAGTACTGTCGGAAGGTCCTAGACGGCACCATCAAAGACGAGCAGTATTTCATCTTCATGTGCTGCGCGCCGAAGGACGAGAACGGCGAGGTCGACTATCTGAACCCGGTCGTGCATGAGATGGCGAATCCGGCATACGGCGTCAGCATCCGCCCGGAGGAGCTCATGCAGGACGCGCTGCAGGCCAAACACGACCCGCAGCAGAGGAAGGACTTCTTCGCGAAGAGCCTGAACGTGTACACGACGGCGATCAAAGCTTATTTCGACATCGAGGTCTTCCGAGCCTCTGATGGTCAGTTCACATGGAGTCTCGAGGAGCTGGCGAAGCTCCCGATCGACTGGTACGGCGGCGCGGACCTTTCGAAGATCAACGACCTGACGGCTGCCTGCCTGTATGGATCCTACGACGGCACGGACATCATCATCCCGCATGCTTTCTTCCCGGTCACGGAAGCGGCCAGGAAGCAGGACGAGGACGGCATCCCTCTGTACCAGTGGGTCGATGAGGGCTGGCTGACCATGTGTAACGCGCCGACGATCGTGATGCAGGACGTCGTCAACTGGTTCATCAAAATGCGCGATATGGGCTTCAAGATCCGGCAGGTCGGGCACGATAGAAAATTCGCAGGCGAGGAATACTTCCCGCTGATGAAAAAGGCGAGGTTCTCCATCATCGATCAGCCGCAGCTGTACTACCTCAAATCGCAAGGATTCAAGCATATAGAAAAGGCCGCCTTGAACGGGCGGCTTTATTACTGCCATTCATCGGCCTACGAGTACTGCGTCGAGAACATCAAAGCGCAGCAGGGCGTGGACGATGCAATCATGTTCGAGAAGATCAGCCCGCAGCACAGGATCGATCTTTTCGACGCGTCGGTATTCGCATGCATTCGAATGATCAAAGCACAGGAGAAGCGCAAGAAGGCTCAGGCATGGTTTGGAGAGTGACACATGAGTAAGAGAAGAATGAAAAAGAGAGCGACGACGGTGAACACGAAGGATCCGACGCTCGCGCTGTGGCTGGGCGGCGGTGACATCAATGTCTCCGGCTATACGCGCCTCGACCAGAATCCGGAGGTCCTCGCAGCCATGCGGAAGATCGCGGAGCTGATTGCGTCCTGCACGATCCATCTGATGAACAACACCGCGGATGGAGATGTGCGGATCACGAATGAGCTCAGCAGGCTTGTGGACATAAACCCGATGCCCAACATGACCAGGTCGACCTGGATGGAGGGGATCGTGGAGAACATGCTGGTCCGTGGCCGTGGCAATGCGATCGTGGTGCCGCATACCTATCAGGGATACATCCAGAGCCTTGAGCCCATCGCCGCCAGCCGTGTCCAGTTCCTTCCGGACCCTGGGAGCTACCGGGACTACAAGGTGCTGATCGACGGCCAGGCGAGGGATCCCTCGAACCTGCTCCACTTCGTGTACAACCCGGATGAGACTTTC